TTGCAAGGGGATACGGAACAGAAATGGAGAAAATGCGATTAGCAATGGATAAGCAAAAGGAAAGGCTTTCGGAATATCATAAATTTCAGGATGATATAGTGGATCAACCGTTTCTGACACCGGATACAGCTAAGGACTAATCAAATAAGGAAAAACAATGAAAGCTATTATCTTTGGAATTACAGGACAGGATGGAAGCCACTTAGCAGAATTGCTAATTTACAAAGGCTATGAAGTTGTCGGAGTTTCCAGGCGAGCTAGTACTGACAACACGCAAAGAATAAAACACCTAATTGGAATAGATAGATTCAAGCTGGTACAAGGCGATATCACAGATGTTTTTAGTGTGAGCAATATATTATTAGAACACGGGAATGTAGATGAAATCTATAATTTAGCAGCACAGTCGCATGTCGCTGTATCTTTTAAGCAACCAGCCTTAACTTGGGATATTACTGGAAAAGGATGTCTACATATACTACAGGCTTTAGTAGACTTAAGGTTACATGCAAGGTTTTATCAAGCTAGTTCTAGTGAAATGTTTGGATCTTCTTATGACATTGATAGAAACCAAGTAAAATACCAAGATGAGAATACTAAATTTGCACCTCAGTCTCCTTATGCCATTTCTAAGTGTGCAGCACATTATATGACTCAGCTTTTTAGAAAAGCTTATGGAACCCATGCTAGTTGTGGTATCCTATTTAATCATGAGGGGCCTAGAAGAGGACAAGAATTTGTAACAAGAAAAATAACAAAATGGATTGGAGATTTTACTAGATGGTGTAATAAACATAATATAAAACCCATAGAACTTGTAGTAGATAAAGACGAAGTTTATATCCCAGGAAGAATATCAACAGATCAGAATTTTCAGTTTCCTAAGCTGCGTCTAGGTAATTTGGAAGCGTTCCGAGATTGGGGGTATGCAGGAGATTACGTGGAAGCAATGTGGATGATGTTACAACAAGAGAATCCCGATGATTATGTCATCTGCACTGGAAAAACTTTTACTATTCGTGAATTCCTAGACGTAGCTTTTTCACAAGTTGGTATTAGCGATTGGATAAATTATGTAGTTCAAGATCCAGAATTTTATAGACCAGCAGAAGTTAATTATCTTCGTGGCAATAATGATAAGGCTAAGACCAAATTAGGATGGGAACCTAAACATTCTTTTGAGGACTTAGTTAAACTTATGGTAGAAAACGACACCAATGAAAATATATAAAGTAGAAATGGATTTATCACTCGCTATAAATAGACTTAAAAAATTTGACTTACATGAATATAATTCACAAAGACCAATAGTATTTGTAGAAGCTAAATCCCCAGATGACGCTTGCCATCAAGCATATTATAAATTAGCTACTATTATATTAAAACAAGATTGCTCTAAAAAAACTGCATCTTTAATCGAAGAATTATTTCTTGATATTTCAATAACTAAAGTTGGTGTACCCAAATGAGACGAAATTTTGAAGATCCCATTTATAAAGAATGGAGAATAAAAGTTTATAAAAGAGACAAATTTACCTGTCAGATGCCAAAGTGTAAAGCCAAGAAAGGTCTACAAGCACACCACATAAGAAAATGGTCTTCAGCTTCAATATTGAGATATGATATTAATAATGGTATAACGTTATGTAGAAAATGTCATAAGGATATAACAGGAAATGAACTATATTACGAATCACTTTTTATGGATATTTTAAAAAATAAACATGGCTAAATATAAAAAAGCTCCGTCTTATACTGTTATTAAAGACACTAGAGAACAGGATGGTTACACGTTTGAACCATTTAATGGTAGATATCATACTTGTAAGGGTATGGTTGTTAAAAAGTTAGATACCGGAGACTATAGCCTTGAAGGATTAGAAGATAAAATATGTATAGAGCGTAAAGCAAGCGTTTCCGAATTAGCCATTAATTTAGGAAAAGATAAACACAGATTTATGGCCGAAGTGGAGAGGATGAAAGAATTTCCACATAAATTTTTAATTTTAGAATTTTCTCTAACTGACCTTATGAAATTTCCAGAGGGATCAGATATACCAGAAGAAAAATGGAATTCAGTAGTTATAACCAATAAATATATGCTTAAAATGTTAGTGGAATTCCAGATGTATAATGATGTTCATGTTATTTTTTGTGACAGTCGAGCCAAAGCTAAACTAGTTGTATCAAGTATCTTAAAAAGAATAAATGAACAATATACCATAGGGAGAAAAAAATGAGTCTTAATATAGACACCATTTTGGATACTCATTCTTTTGGACTTGATGTAGACCATAGAGAAATCTATCTTCATAGTTATATATCCAATACAGATGAAGATCCAGGAGTGGACTATAGAATGGCCTCTCACTTTGCTAAGAACATAAGAATATTAGATCTAATTAATGAAAAACCTATAATTATTCATATGCATAGTATAGGTGGAGACTGGAACGATGGAATGTCTATATACGATTCTATTAAAATTTGTAAATCCCATGTGACTATAGTTGTTTATGGGCAAGCCGAGTCAATGAGTAGTATTGTATTACAAGCCGCTGATACAAGGGTTATGATGCCAAACACTTATTTTATGTGTCATTTTGGTTCTAACGGTTGTGAGGGAAGTTTTTTGGATGTACAAAACGCCGCTAAGTTTGAAAAGATAATGGCAGAAACCATGATGAATATTTATACTTTAGGATGTCTAAAAGGAAAATATTTTAAGGAGAATTATGAATCAATAAATGAAGAAAAAATAAAGACATTTTTAAAAAGGAAGCTAAAAGACGGAGACTGGTATTTAACATCTCAGGAAACTGTGCACTATGGATTTGCAGATCTTGTGCTTCAAACCAGAAGTCATCCCTCAATAGATAGTTTAAAATAATGTCAAATGCTGAATTAAAAAATATAAACGACGCTTGGTTAAATCTAGATATCCCAGATAAAGATGTATTCAACCCGTTCGAGATGGTAACATTAAATAAAGATGATTACCATCTAAGAATTACTTGGCTTATGAGTAGACCAGAATACTTTTCTTTTTTATGTAAACACATTTTTAATATAACTATTTTACCCTCCCAAGCATTAATGCTCCACGAAATGTGGCATAGAAAATTTCCAATGCTTATTGCTAGTCGTGGGTTTGGAAAATCATTCATTCTTTCTTTATATGCAATGATTCGTTCTTTGCTTCTTCCTGCTCGTAAGGTAGTCGTTGTTGGTGCTGCCTTTAGACAATCTAAAGTTTTATTTGAATATATGGAAACGATATGGAGTAATGCTCCAATACTGAGAAGTATGTGTACCTCTGATAGTGGCCCAAGAAGAGACGTTGACAGATGTGTCATGAGAATCAATAAAAGTAGGGTTACTTGTCTACCATTAGGAGACGGTCAAAAGATTCGTGGTCAACGTGCGAATGATATTATTAGTGACGAATTTGCATCTATTCCACGAGAAATTTTTGAAACGGTCGTTGCTGGTTTTGCGGCTGTTATTTCAGATCCAATTGAAAACGTAAAGAAATTAGCAGCAGAAAAAAAGGCACAGTCTTTGGGGCTAGATATTTCAGAAGACAAAAAGGGTACAATTGAAAGCAAAGATAACCAAATCATACTTTCAGGTACTGCGTACTACGATTTTAATCATTTCGCTGAATATTGGAAAAAATGGAAAACCATTGTAAAAAGTCGAGGAGATAAAAATAAATTAAAAGATTTGTTTGGGGGAGAAGATGTTCCTGAAGAATTTGACTGGACAGAATATTCAGTAATCAGAATACCCTATGAACTTCTACCAGATGGCTTTATGGATGCCTCACAGGTCGCCAGATCAAGGGCAACGGTACACACTGGCATATATCAGATGGAGTTTGGAGCGTGCTTTACACGCGATTCTCAGGGCTTCTTCAAGCGTACCTTGATAGAGTCTTGTGTGTCTAATGATGGTACTAATAATAAAATACCAATTAAGGACTCCCAAGGTAATGATATTGTATTTGAAGCTAAGTTAATAGGAGATTCAGATAAGAAATATATTTTTGGTGTTGATCCTGCTTCTGAAGTAGATAATTTTAGTATCGTAGTTCTTGAAATACATCCAGATCATCGAAGACTTGTTCATTGTTGGACAACAAACAGGTCAGAACATAAAGAGAAGATCAAAAAAGGATATGCTTCAGAGACTGATTTTTATGCGTATTGTACAAGAAAAATTAGAGATCTCATGAGATTGTTTCCCTGTGTTCATATTGCTATTGACGCACAAGGTGGAGGAATTGCTATTATGGAATCTTTACACGATGCAGATAAAATCATGGAGGACGAAATTCCGATATGGCCTGTTATAGATGAAGACAAACCACAAGATACAGATGATCATTCAGGGTTACATATCTTAGAAATGTGTCAATTTGCCAAACATGAGTGGCTAGCAGGTGCCAACCATGGTTTAAGAAAAGACTTAGAAGATAAGGTTATCATATTCCCGAGATTTGACTCTATTACATTGGGTATATCAAATGCGGAAGACGGCCTAAAAAATAGAATCTATGATACATTAGAGCAGTGTGTTATGGAAACAGAAGATCTTAAAGATGAATTGACTATGATCCAAATGACACAAACCGCCAGTGGCAGAGATAAATGGGATACTCCAGAAACCATAATTGGTACAGGAAGGAAAGGTAAACAACGTAAAGATCGTTATTCTGCTTTAATAATGGCAAACATGTCTGCAAGAACTTTATCAAGAATTCCAGAACCTGCTACATATGAGTTTTATGGGGGTTTTGCTACTATTTCTTCCAAGACCAAAGATGAGAAAAAAGATCTTTATAGTGGTCCAAGTTGGTTCACCGACAAAATGAAAAATATTTATTAATTGTGTATAATACTATAACAGTCCAATTACAATTCAATTAGCTATTTCCCATAGGAAAAAATAATGAAAAATCAAGATTCTATGATAACTTGGAACGACGGAGATCCAAATGGGAAAGCTAAGGCACTGGCTGATTTTTCTGAATCAATCGATTCATACGAAGGTGTATCAAAAGCCAGTTATAGTACTTTTTTAGACATTGAATCAAATAGATCTGTACGACCGGGATTTAATCAATCAGATTATTATGCTTTTAGGTCTGAGGAGCAAGTACCTACACGTCAAAAGAAAATCATAAAAATGTGCATGGATGCATACAATAAAGTGGGTATTGTTAGAAATGTCATTGATCTTATGGGAGATTTCGGTAGTCAAGGAATTAATGTTGTACATGAAAACAAAAGTGTTGAAAAATTTTTCCAGCAGTGGTTTAAAAAGTGTGAAGGAAAAGAAAGATCGGAAAGATTTCTTAATAACCTATACAGAACTGGACATGTTTTCTGTTATAAAAGCTATGCTAATATAACCCCCGATATTACCAAGTTCATTAAATCAATGGGCAGTGATATTGTGGTAGAAGTTCCTAAAATAGAACAGGGCGTTATTCCATGGAGATATAATTATTTCAACCCATTAACAATAGATATGAAAGATGGAGCTGTTAATATGTTTCTGGGTAGAAAAAACTTTGAAATTACAGCTAATACGTTTTCTGATAATTTTAAAAATGGAGATATCCCCGCAAAAATCTTAGACACACTTCCTTCTAACATTAAAAGGCAAATTAAGAGGGGGGAGAAAAAAATCCCACTAGATCCAGAAAGACTGGGGATATTTTATTACAAAAAAGATGATTGGCAGCAATGGGCTCACCCATTAACATATGCTATTCTTGATGATATTATTATGCTAGAAAAGATGAGGTTAGCTGACATGTCTGCCCTTGATGGTGCTATTTCTAATATTAGATTATGGACCATTGGTAATTTAGATCATAAAATTTTACCCAATAAAACCGCTATAAATAAGCTTAGAAACATATTGGCTAGCAATGTAGGTGGTGGTACAATGGAGCTTGTTTGGGGTCCAGAATTAACCTATACCGAATCAAATAGTCAAGTATATAAATTTTTAGGTTCGGAAAAATATCAGGCGGTATTGAATAGTATATATGCTGGTCTTGGAGTTCCTCCAACACTTACTGGTATGGCTGGAAACGGTGGTGGATTTACGAATAACTTTATCTCATTAAAAACCCTGGTTGAAAGATTACAATATGGAAGAGACCAACTTGTTAAGTTTTGGGAAAAAGAATTAAATATTGTAAGAAAAGCGATGGGTTTTAGGAAACCAGCTCATATAGTTTTTGATCAAATGAGCCTGTCTGATGAAGCTTCCGAAAAGAATTTGTTAATTCAATTGGCCGATAGAGATATTATAAGTCATGAAACAATTCTTGAGAGATTTAAGGAAATTCCATCTGTAGAAAAAATGAGACTTAAAAGAGAGGGTAAAGACAGAGACAAAGAAGTTTATCCAGATAAAGTAGGCCCTTTTCATAAACCTGAAATGGATGATTTCTCAAGTAAACCTAAAAAGGAAACAAGCCCTGATGGAGGACGACCTTCTTTCAAAAAAGATGAAGATCCCAGAAAGAAACGTGTTGATACTCCAAAATCCAAACCTGGGCTTGCAGATACTATTGTATGGGCTAATGAATCTTTTGAGGAAATTTCAAATATAATGAATAAAGCCTTTTTAGCTATCAGCAGTAAAAATAATATGAGACAATTGACTAAGGCTCAGGTTTCAGAGCTTGAGTCTTTAAAGCTTCACATTTTAACCAATCTTCAGATATTGCAACCAGTAACCTCACAATTAGTAACAGATGTAGTATCTTCAGGTAAAAAAATGCCCTCAAACTTTAGAAAACTAGTGGTTAAAAACAAAATTTCCCCATCTTCCTTGCCTATGGAAGACTATAAAAAACGAATAATAGGGACATATATCGAATATTTTTACAATATAAAATAGTGTTTTTTTGATCTTTTTTGTAAAATGTGTATAATTTCTAGAGGTAATTATTATGGATAAAATTAAAGTTTTTTCTCAAGAAAAACGAGACGGTGTAGCTGACCAAGTTAAAAGTCAGGCTTCTATTGCGTACTGTTCTCCTGCCAATATTCACAAGAGTGATCTAGCTACGGCCCTTGATTTTATAGCCAATCAAGATGTTAAAGACAGGGTGGTTGCTGAGAACAAAGACCAAATAGATTTACATTATATTGAATCTGTTTTAGTTTCTACTGGCTGGAATAAAAATGATGACGTATTTATGTCGAAGGCAACATGGGAAGCACGAGATACGCCAGAAGATAAGCAATTCAATTTTATGCATGATGAAAATGATATTATAGGTCATATTACCGGTAGTTATGTGCTTGGTAAGGATGGAGAAAGAATAGATGCAAGTTCGGAAGAAACACCAGAAGAGTTTGATATAATTACACAGGCTGTTCTATATAATAGTTGGATAGATCCAGAAAATAAGGGGAGAATGGAACAAATTATAGCCGAGATTAGTGAAGGTAAATGGTTTGTTTCTATGGAATGTTTATTCGCTGGGTTTGATTATGCTCTAATAAATCCAGAGGGTAAGAAACAGGTTGTAACAAGAGATGATACATCTGCATTTCTTACAAAACACTTAAGATCGTATGGAGGAACCGGAGAATATGAAGGTTATAAGCTTGGTCGTGCATTAACCAATATTTCGTTTTCTGGGAAAGGTTTAGTGTCTAAACCAGCAAATCCCAGAAGTATTATTTTAAATTCTAAAAGTGTAGCTACTTTTAATGTTGGCGATAATAATTCTAATTTAATCATAGGAGATTTACAAATGTCAGATATTACGCTGCTAGAAAAGCAACTTGATGACGCTCGTTCTGAATTGGCTCTTGCCAAAACAGAAAATGAAGCTATCAAAACTAAGATCGAAGAGGCTAAAGATGCAGAATTTGCTTCTAAGGTTTCCAGTTTTGAAGCTACTGCTATTGAGAATCAATCAACAATTGCTGAGTTGGAGGAGACTATTAAGTCAACTCAGGCTCGTGTCGCAGAGCTAGAAGATGCTTTGGCTCAGTCTCAAAGTGAGCTTACTGAAGCCGTTAAGAATGTGGCAGATATGAAAGAAAAGGAAAAGCAAGAAATACGAAAGGCTTCTTTATCCGAGGTAGGACTTGATACAGAAGACGAATCTGTACAGGCTCTTTTCTCTCTAGAAGATAAGGCATTTGAGGCCGTTATCACTATGATGGATAATGAGAAGAAAAAGTATGCAGAGAATAAAGATTATCCTTTTAATGATAAGAAGAAGAAGAAAGACGAGAAAGAAAAGGATGATAAGACTGCTAAGAAAACGGCTTCTGAAGCCGAGGTAGAAGCTGAGGAAACTACTCCTGATTTTGATGATGTAGAATCTACTGAGGCTACTTTGATCGAATCAGAAGAGGTTGACGTAGTAGGATCAACTAGAGCTAGCATTGCTGACTGGTTGACAAACCACGTTCTTTCCAAGTAAAAAATTTAACTTAATTAGAGGAGATAAAAATGGCTCTTAAAGCAGATAGATACGAAGAATCAACTGATATTAGCTTCTTCTACAACGAAGGAACTGCTAGCCGTGGTGGTGTAGTTCTTCATGATGGACTTGCTTTGGCTTCTGGTGCAGCATTGGATCAGGGTGAAAACCTTGTGAAGTATGCAACTCCAGCTGCTACTGATGTTCCGGTTGGCATTCTTTTGAATGATGTTGTTAACAAAGATCTTACTAGAACTCATCTTAACCAACATAAAGACGAAGTTCAAAAGGGTGGAAAAGTTACCGTTTTGACTCGTGGTTGGGTGGTTACAAATATGATTACTGGCACTCCAACTCCTGGTGCTATAGCTTATGCTAGTACTACGGGAACTATTGGTATTGTTGCTGGGATTGGTGCTGCTTCTGGAAACCTTGCTGTTGGTCGTTGGATGTCCCGAGCAGATGCTGATGGCTATGCAAAGCTTTATGTTAACCTTCCCAACTTTGGCGGTAACGATCCATTGATCGACTAAGTTAATAACAACATCATAATTTATAGAGGAGAATAACTATGTCATACACAGAAAGACCGAGCGATGAATTCATTGCTTTGCTTAGAAAATCTGGCGATAGCGACCAGAATGTAGCTTATGCTGCACAACGTGAGTTCGCTAAGGCTCTTGAGCTTCCTTTGAGAAAAGGTGTATTGCTTGGGAATATCCTTGGTGATATTTTTGAAACTATCAATGTCGAGCCAGGAGGTTCAACCGAATTTCCACTTGATTTGATTTCACCTGGACTTGAGGGTGAGCATGTAGCTTATACCAATCCAGGTCATGGTCGCGTTCCTGAACGAAGTGTTGAAGGCGACTACGTGATGATTCCCACTTATAGCATTACAAGTAGCATTGATTATCTTCTTCGCTACGCTCGTGAAGCTCGTTGGGATATTGTTGGTCGTGCAATGCAGGTTTTGGAAGCTGGCTTTGTCAAGAAGATGAATGACGATGGTTGGCACACAATTCTTGCTGCTGGCGTTGATCGTAATATTTTGGTTTATGACGGTGATGCTACGGCTGGTTTGTTTAGTAAGAGATTGGTATCATTGATGCAGACTGTTATGCGTCGAAATGCAGGTGGTAACACTGGATCTGCCAATCGAGGTCGTTTGACTGATCTTTACGTATCTCCAGAAGCATTGGAAGATGTACGAAACTGGGGTCTTGATCAGATAGACGAGGTTACACGTCGTGAAATTTATACGGCGTCTGAGGGTGGAGCACCTATTACTAGAATCTTTGGTGTGAATTTGCATGATCTTGATGAGCTTGGCGAAGGTCAAGAATATCAGACATTCTTCACGTCTGGACTTAGTGGAGCTGTTCAAACTGCTGATGTTGAATTGGTAGTTGGACTTGATCAGTCTTCAAGTGATAGCTTCGTAATGCCAATGAAGCAGCAAGTTGAGATTTTTGAAGATCCCACACTCCATAGACAGCAACGAGCTGGTTTCTACGGATTTGCTGAATTAGGATTTGGTGTACTTGATAACAGGAGAGTTATCTTAGGCTCATTCTAATCTATAGCTTATCTCACTTTCATAAAGAGTCATCCTCAGATTATTGGGGGTGGCTCTTTTTTTGTGTATAATATGGTGTATATTGTTTTTTTAATAGGAATTTTTTAGGAGATAATTCTATGGCAGCTTTATCAGATTATTTGGAATCTGGACTTCTTCACCATATTTTTAGGGGTGAAATATTTAACAAACCATCTGGAATTGCTATTGCCCTATGTAGTGGTGTTCCTAAAGACTCAGATACGGGTGTAAATCAGCAAAAAGGAGGTAATCTTCCAGAATTGGCTTCAGGTGTAGCTGATACTTCAACTGGATATAGTAGAATTGATTTGGGAGATCCAACCGTCAATGGAAACACATATTGGAATTATACTGCTGAAGATCACGCAGAGGGAAGTGGCCTCATAAAAAATATAAATAGTGTTACTTTTACGTTTGATACCGCTTTAACGGATTGGGGAGTTGTTTCTGGAATTGCAATTATTGATTCTGGTGAATATGGAATTGGAAATCTACTAATGCACGCACAATTAGACAATCCAAGAATCATTTATACTGGAGATAGTGTAAAATTTGATACATCAACTCTACAAATTAGATTTAAATAGGATAAATTATGATTTTATCTAGATCAGCGTATATATCTTCTATTAACTCTCTATTACCAGATAACTCTACTCAGCAAATATCTCCAGAAGATTTAAGAACCAGCCTTATTAATCTAGTAGACTCTACTTCAAATTTTTTAACTGGCCATTATATAGATTCAGCTAATTTATCAACTCCAGATACCAGAACTACTAGGGTTGGTGATTCAGCAATTAGTAAGTTGGGCTTGATTAATAGAACTAGCGTAGATAATTCTGCGTTTGGGTATTATTCTTTAGGTGGTAACTATACAGGTAGCGAAAACACCGCAATTGGTTCACACGCATTAAGTTGCAATCTATATGGAACCCACAATATAGGTGTTGGTTTTAATGCCGTAGCTGGTAATGTCGAAGGTTCAGGTAATATTGGTGTAGGAAACTTTTCTTTACAAACTACAAGAAAAGGTAGTTTTAATATTGCTATAGGGCATGGTGCTGGTCATTACATTGGGGAAGATTCTAGTTATCAATTTCATGTAGGAGCATATCCTATAGATTCTGGTAGTTTATGTGATATTATAGCAGGTTCAGGCAAACCTCCTCTTCTATATGGTGATCTACAAAGTATTACTCTTGGTGTTGGTGTAAACACCCTTCATAACTACGGAATGGTTCAGGTATCTGGTGACGTTTCTCCATCAGATACTGGTGTTTTTCATGTTGGAAATAGTAATTATCCTTGGAAGTCCGTAAATGAAACAGTATACTTTTCTGGTGGAAATGTTGCAGTAGGAGTAGAATGGCCCTCTGGAGATCAGGGGATAATGACCGTTGAGGGTAATATAGTTCCAAGCAAAACCAAAGTATACTCTTTAGGATATAGTGATTCTGATGCTAGTAAAAATTTATTTTGGGATGGTTATTTTAATGATATATTAGTTAGCGGTAATGCCGTTATCAATGACTTACAATATAATACAATAAATAGTTGTTTATACGACTGTAAAACACTACATTTAGCCACTAGTGGTCTATGTGATAGTTCAGAGTATGGTTTTCATAATTCTGCCGTTTGTGGATATTTAAATGATGAAGCTCTTGATGGTGCTGGGTTTGAAGTACATTCTAGTGGATCTGATTACGTAAGAGATTATAGGTTTATTTATAAATTCCCTGACTCTAGTTTAACTTGCTTGGAAGAAGATGGCCATTTTGCACGTTCTAGATGGCAATCGAACATCAGTATTCAAATAGAATCTGGAAACCATTTACAAACAGACAGGGTGTTAGGTGATTCAAAATTATCTTTAGTAACTCAAAGTGGATGTTATGGATTATTCTTTAGGCATTATGCTCCTTCAGGTAACAGAGCTTATATTTCATCTGAGCCACATGTAAGCGGAAATTATAGTTATGTAGAAGATGTCAATTTTATTGGTCAATCAGGACTTAATATTGTTGATGGTAATCCATCTGGATACAATTTTATTGTATCTTACGGAACTGTAGATTCAGGTGTTAAGGTTGGTCAGAAATTTGCAACTCGCATAAAAGATTCCATGAAGGGCTTTGGATTAGAATATCACGATGATATGTCTGATGCAACAGATAGATTTTCAGCACATATTTATAACGGTCAATCAGGTATATTAGAAGCATTTACTATATTAAGAAGTGGTGGTACAGTAGAACAATCTGGTTTATTTGGAATCACTAATATAGCCCATGTATTAAATAAACCGCCTATATTGCCCGAGACAATTTTTAATGTACAATCTTCTGGTGAATGTGACATTAGACTATCTTCTTTTCCACCCAACAAAAGAATACCCGGCGACTTTAACAACGATGGTGTAGTTGATGCAGCAGATTATACCATATGGTCAGATAATTATGGTGAGGATTCTTCGGTACTGAATGGTAACGGCACCGGTGCAGCTACTGTTGTAACGGCTGACTATACTCTTTGGGCTGACAACATTGGTTTAACTAGAGATTCTGGACGTTTTCGGGCTACTGATAGAGCAAGCATAGAGTTGTTGAGCAATGGTAATGGTAGGGCTTCTGGTCTTCATATATCATTTGATCCAAGTGGTTATGGTCTTTCTTTTAATCAAATTCAATCTACAAACGCAACGGTTGTAGATTTTTCTTTAATAAGACCAAGTGGGACCGTAGGACGAGAGATGGGCTTTTTGTCTGTTTCAGATAGTGGATATGTAGGTATTGGTTCTACAAAAGATAATACAGGTAGAGCATTTGATCCACATGCTCCTCTTACAATATCTTATAGTGGTGGAGCACTTAGTGGAACCGTGTCATTAAGAGAACAAGACGAAGCTCCATCACCTACTGCTAACTTTGGCAAGATATATGTTAAGCCTAACGTTGGTACAAGTCAAACACAGTCTTTATATTATCTAGATGATGCTGGAAATGAGTTTGATATTACAGGATCTTCAAGAGGAGCAACAGATAATCACATTTATAGTGATAATAACGGAAATAGTTATGGTGGGTGGTATACTCCCCAAGTGAGGGAATTAGATATTGATGTATTTAGAAATACTTTTATAGGTTATGCAGTAGGACATAGATTAACTCCTCATTCATGGGATAACACTCTTCTTGGTTATCTTACTGCAAGTGGTCATACATACTCAGAGAGAAATACCTTAATTGGCAGTACTAATCTGACTCATTCTTCCGATGCTGATGATAACATTATCATTGGTTATTACAATGCATCTCCCGCTGACTTGTCAGTGGTCACGTCAGACAACATACACAATAATATTTTAATTGGTAACAAACTGTTTTATGATGATGTATCAAATCTTGAAGATTATACATTGGCAATTGGTTTTGATGATACTCCATTAATTTTAGGTTCTTTGGGTGGAACAAATGGTAGGAAGTTTGCTATTCATTCTCCTTCAACTAGCCCGTCTATATTCCAGGTTGACTCCAATCCTCATATATTTAATATAAAAAATGGGGCAATAGGGGATCGATCAGTTACTTTTCTTGATATAGAAGGTTTAGAATCATCTACAAATGCCATTAGACCTTATCTATCAATGACGTTTACGGATAAGTTTGGAGCTTCTAAGATATTAATGGATTTTGATTCTAGTGGAACCATGACTAATGTTCCAGCTTTTACGTCTCCAAGTGCTAGAAGGCCGTTTGTAGCTGTTAGTGGAGATCTTAAACTTAGGGGTGCTATTAGATTTTCTGACGGAACTTCACTTGAAACAGCTACAGGATTAGGTGGTGGTGGTGGTGGTGATCTTGATTTTACTGACTTACCCCTTGCTGGTACTTTACCCATTGAAGTAACTACAGACAACACCTATATTGCTACTCAAGTTAATTCTACAATGAGTAAAATGAGCTTGGAATCTTTATCTAACTATGTTGCAAGCGGATTTGCTAGTATTGGTAATAACTGTAATCTTCTATTTACTGATATAGAAAATAAATCAAAAATCAGTACCACTGATAATTCTAATAGTATCTTTATTGGATGTGATGTTGCAACTTCTGCTACAGGGTGGAAGCATTCAGTGATGATTGGTACTCAGGCTGGTGCCTATGCTACTACACCAAATAATTTTAATGGTGTTGATGAAATAGATACTGCCTGTACGTTTATTGGATATAGGGCTGGATATGATGCTGATAATATTAATAATTCAGTATTTATAGGAACAAGTGCTGGCGAAAATTCTGATAGTGCTGAAGATTCTATTTTTAT